GGCACTCCAGGTTCTCTAGCTTTACGATACCAAATTGGACTCAGTTGTATTGCGGTAAGTTTTGGTAAAAAGAAACAACCAACGTCAACAAAGAAATCACCAATACATGATTCCCATTTACCTAATGATTCACAGTCATCATTACAAACATAATTGTTATCTTTGTCAACAATCTTACGCAATGAAAATGCCCAATCGTTAGGTTTTTCCATCACTTTAACCAGTGATTCAATATGGTTTGGATCAAAATAATTATCTTCATCCAAGAAACAAACCAAGTCGCCTTTTGCAAGGTAGACTGATGCACCATAGATTCGATGACCGTTGAACCGGTCGGTTCCTGTTGGGTATGGAAGGTCTATTAGGTCTATATGTGGATATTCTCTAGCAATAACACGACCTTTTTGTTGGCCATCCACAACAACTAAATGTTGAATGTTATCGTAGGTTTGATTTTTAACAGACTCTATTGCTTGACGCAAATACGGAGCACCCGTAGTGGGTGTAATCACCGTCACCAATGGTTTCATAATTTATCATCCTCTAGTTATTTTTAATATAGCCTCTATTTGTTTTTCTATTACAGGTTTTCTATTTGGCCAGTAAATATATTCTTTGTCACCTGTGCTATGTAGTTTCTTTAAAAAAGGAACTATCATTTTTTCTAATTGTAGTAATTTGTTTTTGTATTCTTCAGCGGTAACTTCAACTGCTTGTCCTTCTGCTTGAACAACAGCTTCGTTTATTAAATTTTTATATTCTTGTTCAGATACGGCAGAAAAACCAAAATCATTATCATGGTCTTGGTATTCTTTTAAAATTTTATCAAAGTCTGTTAATGGCATAATTATTTGTAAGAGTAGTCACACATCATACGGGTAGGATAACCATCACCACCTTGTGTATCACGTATGTTGAGTTTTAGAATATAGTGTCCAGTTTCAATTTCCATATCAATACGTTTACCTGTTCCTGATTTACCGCCATAATAAACATTACATGACTTTGGTGTAGCAGCTTCTGTCATATATGTTTTATCAATCTCATACACTTCAGTTTTACCTGTAAGTTTATGAACAATCGTGTATCCGTGGCCAACACCAGAAACTAAAAAGTTTTTTAATTGACTTTTTTGTTTTGCTGACATTGTTTTCCAAACATCTTCAACATAACCTTGTTTCAAGTTACCGTTATAGATATCACAGAACAATGCATCGTTGATGTTAAACATATCTAGAATTTTTAATCCATCTTTGTTTGTTATTCTTCCAGATTTTATTTCAGCTGGTGATAAAACAGTTCTAACACCAGAGTTGAAGAATGTAACTGTTCCACCAGTTTTTAAACTCAAATAGATTTCCTTTTTACCATCACATATTAATGTAATATCGGTAACAACTGGCCCCAAATTGTTATCCGTTACTGGAATCTTTGATGATATTAAAACTTGTGGTGTGAATATGAAAGGTCGTTTATTATTTAATTCACCGACTTCTTTCACCTCTAAAGTTTTACACTTTTTTAAATCGTGTAGTTTAGCAATATCTTCAACAGCCTGAATTAATTTTGGATCGGTAAGTTTTTCACCAGACCACCATTTTCTCAAAGCATCAGCAAGTTGTCCTTCATAAGCATTACCTTTATTCTGAACACCTCGGCCGCCAGATGATCCAGAACCAAACTTCATGGTTATCTTTGTAACTTTTGCTTCACGTTTTATTTTTCCTAAATCTATATCAGTTTGTAAATCTCTGGTGACATTAATCTTACTGATTGAAGAAGGGTCAATATTAATTGGTGAATCAATGGCTTTGAATTTTGATTTAAGATAGGCAAAAACATTGATAATATCATCAATTTTTGCTTTGTCACCTTTTAGTGTTTGCTTTATTTCAGTTGCTGTCTTTGGAAAAAACGTGTAGGCCATGATACCCTCAAATAAAGTATTTATCTTATAATTTGAATCTCCTTACCAGAAGTCCAAACCTCCAGTTCAGTTCTCAAACGACCTTCGTTGTGTAGTGTTGCATAACGGTTAACCGCTTTGGTTCTCCACCATTCAATCAAGTTTACCAGTTTGTGTTTTTCATAGTTTTCACCAGGAATAAGCACGTCCGTCTTACAGTTTACATAATCGACCATGTTCTTAAAACCATAATCTGAGATATAATACCGTTTCTGTTCTGTCAACCCTTTAGCCTTCTCAATCGTTGCTATGAATGTATCCCCTTCAGGAGTTCCTTTTAAAGCAGCTTTAGTAAGGGAAATAATCTTCATAGAGATTTTTAGTTTCTTACTGGAAGTTTCTTCATCAACAAGTTTACCAACTTTATCTTCCACAAAATCACGCAAATCAGAATATGGTTTTCCGTGCATCATTGGCAAGAAGTCACTATCGGTCAAACCTTTATATCTGATATATGGTTTCATACCATCATATTGTGATACTGTCTTAGAACTGCCATACAAAGAAGTTGTCTCAAAGAGACATAAGTTCATTCCATATTTCTTGTTAACAATCTCACGCACCTCATGTGAAGTGCATATTGCAGCCAATAACTTACCACCAAGGTAATTATAACCAAACGGTTGTGCAGGAACAATCACAAAACCCATCATTGCAGAGTTATTGAATCGTTTACCCCATTCTGGTTGTTGCGTAAACACTTGTCCAAGCATTTCATTTCTTGGTTTGCAGTTGATTACAGGTGAACCAAGACGGATGAATCCTACGTATTTTCCTGTGTTGGTTTCACGCACAGCCAATTTGACATTACGACCGACAGGTGGAATGTTCACGTGTGAAGATGTGATGTTTAGTAGATTGGTCCAAGTTTCATTATCAATTTCAACAACCTCAAAATTCATATCTTTTGGGTGCATCGTGAATTCTTGGAACAATTCATCTTCAATTGGAAAAAGTGGATTCGATGGTAGTTCTGCCAGAGAATTTAATTTCTGGTCACGCATATACTCATCAATACGGTCAAAGTTACCAAAGTAATCTTCAAATACTTTAGCACAATGAACCGCATCATTAAATTCTAATTTCATACTTTAAATCCATCAAATTTCTTTTGTGGTTTTTCTCTATTACCAAATGTGTTCAAAGGTTTATCTGGACCACCAGAATGTCCAGAATCTGTAATGCCATTTTGTCCTGATTGTTCAACATCAAACAATCTCATCTTTGCTCTGTCAATACCAACAGTAAATCGTTTGAATAGTGTTGGATCATTATATCTATTCTTCAACTGTTTGACCATAATCTGTCCCATTTCTTCTAGTTCTTCGGAGGAAATGAGAGCAAACATCAAGTCTGCGGTTGCTGGCAAACCAAAAGATTCACTTGTGTCTTCCAACCCCGGATCAGATGAATTGAATCCGCTTCTTGTAGTTTGTGTAGCACTAATGATTGGAACTCCGAACTCAACGGCAAGACCTCGCAATTCTTCTGCAATAGCTTTGACGTAAGTATAACTGTTGACGTTGGCTCCTGCTTTGATTCTTGCTGAACAACATATATTAAGATAATCAATGAAAATAATATCAGGAACAAAAGACTTTTTAAGGTTAAGTTCATTAAGTAACGTCCTAAAGTGAATGCTACTTGCAGATGCTGTTGGATATTCTTTAATGATAAGTTTTCCAACAGTTTTTTCTCGTAGTCTATTAATTTTTTTATCATACAAATCTTTCGGCAAACTCACAAGGTCATCAACTGTAACATTTAATAAGTTTGCATCAATACGTTCAGCAATTTTTTCTTCACTCATCTCCATAGTGATATACAAAACATTTTTGCCTTGAACTAAAGCACCAGCAGCGACATGACACATGAATAAAGATTTACCAACGCCAGTCCCAGCCAAAGCAATATTAAGTGTTTTATTAGGCAATCCACCTTTTGTGATTTTGTTGAAATATTCCAAATCGAAAGGTATGCGTTCTTCATGTTTGTGATAAAATTCATAACGTTCATCGGAGTTTTCCAAATAATCATGTCCAACAGAACTGTCGAAACTTACCGCAAGTGCGTCAGATAACAATTTAGGTATGGACCCTTTATCTTGGGTTTTGTCATTGCCATCGAGAATTGAAATAGAGCCCAATACTGCATTGTATATGGCCTTCTCTTGACAGAATTTTTCGGTCTTGTCAACCAACCACTCAATTTTGGATTCTTCCTGTTTAGTTTTAACAATCTCTTGTAGACAAGATTCACACTTCTCCACTTCATCATCCGTGAGATTTCGCCTTTCTTTGATGGCCAGTTCAATCGCTTCAATCGTTGGTGGAGAATTGTAAGTCTCTGTGAACTTGGAAATCTCATTGAAGATTGCTCTATCGGTCCTATCTGTGAAGTATTCCGATTTAATGAACGGTAGGACCTTGCGTAAGAAATCTTCATTGTAAATTAAATTCTTTAGAATCGTTTGTTCCAGTTTCATCAATCACTTCCTGTTCAATGTTAGATGACATTATTTCCACCAATAAGTCACCAATGTAGTTTTTAAAGTCATTATCTTTTTCCAGCTTGGCTGGTTTCTTTACTGGTGATTCTAACACATCATAAGCAAAAAGTAAATAGACCTGTCCATTTTCTTCCTTAAATTTAACTTTACCATATTTGAATATGGTGTCTTTATAAGGACCTTCCAAAAATTTAATGTTGACTGCCGTTTTATCATCCTTTGGATAGATGAAGCAGTAATCTATTCCTTCAACCATCATGCACCATTCATAGTTTCAACATCAAATGTTTCTTCGATGTTGCTTGTCATAATTTCTCCGGCTGCCACACGATATTTGTTCTCAATGAACTCACGGAATGATTTTTGTTTAAGGATGGGCATCCAGAATTCTTTACTATCTGTATCTTTGATACGATATTTCTTTTCTTCTACTTCACCAGTATCTTTGTCCACCTTACTATACCATCCGTTTGATGGCTTAACCACATGTTTGGATTCAATTGCAAGGTCAAGTAGACCAGACCAGGTGCTGATACCACCATCAAAAGATACGCTAACAGGTATTTTAGATTTTTCTTTGACATAACGAGATTTCTCCACATTGATAATAAAGTTGTAACCGACAATTTCGGTTCCTTCTTTTTCTTGCTGGCGACCAATAATGAAAATATTGTCAGCGCTATAGTATGAACCGGTGCCACCACCAACAATGTCTTTAGGGAACATACCAATTTCTTTGTATGTGTGATTCACAACAATCATTGGAATGTCTTTCATTGTCAGGTGTGGAGTCACCATACGAAACAAGGATTTAACCTGTTTAGCACGTGACATGTCGGCTACAGATTTACCTTCTAGAGCATCCTCCACTTCCTTTTTTGATGCGAGGTTTCCGATGGAGTCGATGACGATGATGAGGCGGTCGCCCCGCTCCAATTGCGTAAGTTGCTGCATAACATCGAACTTGAGTTGCTCAATATCGGTAAGTGGTGTA